TTTTTCTTTAATACATCGATTAGTTTTAGGATTAATAACTTTACCAGGAGGACATATTTTAATTTGTTTATCATTATTAGACTTTTTATAATTAGTCATTGAATTTTTATTAACAATTAAATAATTATAATGAATTTCATCAATATTCAATATATAAATATGATTTTTTTTTGGTTTAAATTGAGAAGATATATTATTTAATTTTATTAAAATTAATTTTTTTTTGAAACATGATGAGAATATAAATTCGAAAATTGGTATATCTATTTCTGATGCCCATGAAGTTTTTTTTATAATATTCTTTGATATAATTTCTCTAAATATTTTTTCATCTGATGGCATTGAAGGAAATGCTCTTTTAAACCAACTAGGCATTGATGTTTCAATAATTATTTTATAAGTATCTTTATCATCTTCTAAAAATTTATTAAAAATATTATGTATATGTCCACCATCATTTTTAGAATTTTTAATAATATTTGATATATATTTACGAATTTCATTAATAAAATCTTCTTCATTTAAATTAGAATTATTCGGTCCAAATAAACATTTTAAAAATAATGAAAGATTATCACTATGTTTAATAGCATTATAAACAGAACGATAAAAACAACTTCCGTCTCCTTTTACATCATAAACTTTAAACGAACTCATCTTTAATTATATAAAATAAAAATAACAATTATAATAAAAAATAATTTAAAAAATATTATATTAAATATAGTAAAATTTGAATAATTTATTAAATAAAATGAATAAATAATATTTATGTTAAACTACAAATTAAATTTATATTTATACGAATGAATAACCTGAAAGAAATATATCATATATTTGTATATGAATATGAAATATTATTTAATATTTATTTTGATGATTATGAAAATCAAATTAATTTTATAGATACAAAATTACTTAGAATTGAAAAAGAAATTCTAGATATTATTACTACTCTTGATTTGAGAACATTAATTTATATAGAAACGATTATAAATTGTAGATGTGATTATTTGAATGAATTATGTGATTATGAAGACGATGATGAAGAAGAATATAAAATATATTTATTATTGAATAGACATCAAGTTCATCTTGATAATATTAATAATGCAAAAAACAATATTGCATCAATAAAAATACAAACAAAATGGAAAGAAATTTATCAGAATCGAAATAAAGCTATTTTGAAAATTCAAAATAGGTGGAGATTTGTAAATTCTAATCCAGAATATAAAATATGTAAAAATAGATTAAATTATGAATTTAATAATCTTATTAATTAAATCATAATTTGTTTTAATTTAATAAATTTGTAAAATAAAATTCATAAATTTTAGATATAAAGATTTTTTTATATAATTATATATGGATAATCATATACAAAATCAACAAAAAAAACGTATTAAAATTATTGATTTGGAAATATATACATCAATATGTCCATTTCAATGTTTTGGAACGACAGATAAAGATGAATATGTATATATTAGAGAAAGATTTGGTCATCTTACTATTGAAATAAATAATAATTTAATTTTTACTAAATCAAATATTTTTATAAATGGTATTTATGGTAATGATGGTATTGAAAGTATTATAAATATGACGAGTGATATAATTGATTGGCTTCCATTATCTGAAATTACAGAAGATATAGAAAATGGTATAATTATACATATAGATAAACCACTAATAGCAAGAAATCTATTTAAATAAAAAATGATATTAAGAAAATATTATTTTAATAATATTTTCTTAATATTATTTCCTATAAATGAAAATATATCTAAATTATCATATTGATTATCAATTAAAACAGGATCTTTATCACTATTATTATCATTATCAACAAACATGAATATTAATAAGATAATTATTAATATAGCATTAAACAATGCTATATTTTTACATTCATATTGGTCACTTACTTCATCAGTATCATAAATTTTTATCATATTAATGTCATTATAAAGTTTTTCAATTGATTCTGCTATACAATTGGTACGCATATAACTAGCATTATTATATTCAATATATTTTTTTTGACAATTTAATATTATTTTTTTTTTATATAATATATTATGATTACATAAACCATTATTTATATTATTTCTAGTAGCAAATTTAATATTTGTATATTTTTTCATAATAAAAATATTCAACATATTATAACTTAATAATATAATTCAAATTTTATATTATAAAATATCTTTATATATTATAATAAAAAAGATGGAACAAATTGCAAATTTTATGTATATTATTTCATTTATTGTCCTTATTATATATATTGTAACATACGGATGGTTAATTATTCATTTAATAAATTTAAAAACTAATAAATGTATATGCTCTTTTGGATGGAAACATACTACAGTATTAGTATTATCTATAATATTACTAATTAAAAGTTTAATAACAATAGCATTATTATTATTTAATATATCAAATATAGCTATAATAATGGGTTCTTTAGCAACTTTATTTGGAATAATACAAATAACAAATATAGTTATGATGTTAATTTATTCACATGAATTAAAAGAAAAAGATTGTCAATGTGCAATTGTTAATCATACACAAGAAGTAATGAAAATATTTGCAATAGGTCAAATAGTAGTAATTCTTACAATTCTTGTATTAATTCCTATAGTTTTTATGTTTACAGAATCTAAAAGTGTAAAAAAAAAAAGTAAAAAATAAATTTTTAATTTATATAAGTAAATCAATAAAAATTTGAAATAATTAAAAATAATAATGTAATAACAAACAAAAATTAAAAGTATTACAAAAAATTAAAATGTCAAATTTTGCTGGATTTTCCAAATATGGTTATAATCTAAAAAATAATAATATCAATAGGCATAATTCATTATTATTGGCAACATATTATTGTGGTGTAGATAATGTTTTTAATCAATTATTGGATAATTATAAAAATAAAGATAAGTATTCAAATGTAATAAAAATTAATGTAATTAATGATTATTTTTGGTATAAAGTTTATTCACGAAATTCAAACAATAAAAATTTATATTATACAGATAGTTGTAATTGTATAGTATTAGAAAAACAAGATATCGGACAAGAAATAACATCAAAATATAAATATGATGATTATTCTGAAAGTTCTTGTAATACAATAATTATGCAAAAAATGGATAATGACGATGAAGTATCATCGAAATATTATGAAGATAATTAAATTCAAATTTCGTTTTCAATTACAATATTTATAAAATAAAAAAATTATAGAAAATTAATATAAATTATTATAATTTATATTGTATTTTTTTTACATTAAATGATTCAGATATACCATTTTTAGAATATTTCCAATATACATTTTCTGATAGAGTTGATTGGATTTTTTTAGGAGAATCAATTTTAATCCATTGATTTTTAGGAATAATTTTAGGAAATGATGTTTTTTGATGATTTATCATAAACTTAGTTTGTTTTACAATAAATCCATTCTGTGGTAAAGCTTTCATTATAAGTATATTTTTATCATTATAATAATGATTTATTTTTCTCATTTCTTCAAAATATATCATATTTTTTGTTATTTTACTCACTATATACCATGAAAATCCATAATTATCATAATCACAATGTCTTAATTCATGTGGATTTAAATCATTTAATTTTTGTACCATAAATTTTTTAGATTCATTAATGGAAATTGATAAATTATTATCAGGAATGAAACCTTTATCATATAAAAAGAATATATCTCCTTTTGTAATTTTATGAAATATTTCTTTAAATTTGTTATATTCTGTATGACCCAAAGCAATAGATAAATTTAAAATAGTTTTAATATTTTCATTTGTATATTCTGATTTGTATAATATATCCAAAACATTAAAACTTAGAATATCATAGAATGACATTTTTCAATTAAAATGTTATATTATATAATCGCGATCAGATTTGTGATGTCAGAGATATTTATTGCTTTATTTAAATTTAATTAGAGTTTATCAAATTTTTTTGATTATATATTAAAAATAAAAATTTTAATTTTTATAATAAAAAAATAAAAAATTGATAAGAAAAATATATTAAGTTACTTTTAATATCAGTATCAAAATATAATAACAAGTAATATTTCCAAGAATGATTTCGGTATCATTTGATAATGGTGCAATTGTAAATATTCCAAATATTGTATGGTATGAAGATAAAATTGAAGATTCATTGTTATCTACTATGATTAGTATGGCACAATATAAAAATGAAAATATAATTAAAGCTCCAAAAGATGCAAATTCTGAAGCTTTTAAATATATTGTAGAATATTATTTACCAGATCCAATTAAGTTTAAATTACCAAATGATTATTATAATGCATGGAATATTCTTAATGAATTAGAATTTTGGGGATTAAAAAATATATTTAAAGTAAATGATAAGATTTTCATTTTCAAAAAAAATAATTAAATCATATACTCAAAATAATAATAATTTTTTTACTAAAATAATTTTACCAAAATGTTATTCAAAGATAGAAATTGGTAATTATTCTTTTGTTAATGATGAAATAGAAGTTTTATCATTTCGTCAACCAAATAAAGTAATAATAGGAAAATATTGTTCTATTGGAAAGTGTCAAATATATTGCGGTGATGGTGATCATAATTTAAATTATGCAACAACATATCCATTTAAAGAATTAGGATTTTCTGAATTATCTCCAGAAAATAAAAATATTAAAACACCACCAATTATAGGAAATGATGTATGGATTTGTGATGATGCTAAAATTTTAGCAGGTATTACTATTAATAATGGTATAGTAATTGCATCTAATACAGTTGTTACAAAAACTTTTCCACCTTATGCTGTATTAGCAGGAAATCCAGCAAAAGTAGTAAAGTATCGTTTTTCTCCTGATATTATAAAGAGATTAGAAGAAGTTCAATGGTGGAATTTTGATCATTTTTTTATTTGTGAAAAATTAGCTCCAATTATAGATAATATTGAAGAATTTCTTAGAGTAGCTGAAGAATATAAAAATAGTATTTAAAATTTAATAATATTTAAAGAAATAATAAGTTTAATAACTAGATGAATATAATTGAAAAATTTGTAAATTATATAGATAATTATTATTATAATTATAATAAAATAAATTATAAAAAAGCAGAAGATAATATAACTAAAAATTTAATAGACAATTTAAAAGAATTAAATAAAAATGATGAACTTATTAAATGTCAAATAATCAGAAATAAGATAATTAAAGTATATAATAATTATGAAAATACAATATTAAATATGTCATGTGAAAAAATTTATGAAATTAATTATATTTATGTAGTATATAATTATAGAAAAGAATTATTGAATATTGATCAATGTACACATATTAGAAATAATATGATAAATTTAATAAAAAAAACATCAAGTAATGATGAAATAGAATTCATAAAATATATATTAAAAGATTATAGATGTTTTCAATAAATTTTAATTTATTAATTCAATAGTAATTCTATTATTATTTTCATCATTTATAAAGGATGATAAAATATCAAATGAATTTTGTGAAAAAACTTGAATATTATAAATAATATTAGAGAATTTCGGATTATTAAATACTAATTTTAATCCTAATAATCTTCCTATAGGATTATTATATTCTTTTGGTCGTGGTCTTTTATTATTTGGATACTTAATATTCCATTCAATGCTCAATGCGAGTTTTTGATTAAAATCTTTATTTTTTATTCTAATTAATACTAGAGGTTTCCATATTATATTTTTAGATTTAACTAATTTACTTGTAAATTTTGCACCACCTTTTAAAATACAATTATGTTGTTTTAATCTTCTATTAAAATCTACTGTATATCCATTATAAGTAAAATTATTTATATCATTATATAAAATATATAACATATGTCGTGAATAGATAGGTTCTTCATCCATTAATATTAGATAATATATCAATAAATGTATAAATAATTTTTATAAATTTATTTAAAATCAAAATTATATAAAAGATTTTTAAATATATAACTATATTATGTCAGTTATGAATAAAAATGATAATAAACTTGCTAATTTTACTTTAATGGATTTACATGATATGATTGATAAAATTAATAATGAAGAAGCTTCTAATCAAGCTAATTTATTTATGAATAGATTAGAAAATTATATTAGAAATAATGCAAAAAATAATATTAAATCAATGAAATTTATAAGTTTTTCAGATAATAATAGTGATATTATTCATAATTCTAATATTAAATATCTATCTAATAATGGTTTTAAAGTATGGAAAATGACACATAAATTTTATGATCAAAATAATAAAAAAAAAATATATTGTAATGATAAACATTTTATATCATGGACAATAGATGATAGTCAATCATTTAAAAATGAAATTTTTGATAATGATAATTATAATTATTTATCAAAATCACCAAATCATATAGAAAGTACTTTTCAAGAACTTAGTTAAAATTTTCGAAATTTTCAAAATTTATATGATTTTATAAGTATTTTGATTATAATAAAAATCATTAATATGTCCAAAAATAATATATTTTTTTTTTGAGATGTTGAATATTATTTGTTCATCGTTATTTTTAAAATAACGCATTCAGAATGTTTTTTAAGTAATTTATTAATAATATTTTCTAAATTTTTCCATATTTAAATATTATATTAATTTTATAAAAAGTTATTTATTAATCCAGATAGTTTCAAATAAATTAATCATATATAATTTAGCATTTTGTGAAGTGAATAATTCATTACTTAATTTATTAGCATTATTTATAATAATTTGAGCTTCTTTTTCATTATTATTATAATAATTAATTTTTTCTCGCATTAATATTTTATTAATATCTAAATAATGAATGTTATTTTGAAATAATGGATGATACCATAACATTTCAAGAGATTGATATTTCATAACAATAGAATTCATTTTAAATTGTTCAACATTAAATTTACATGTATTTCCATCAATATTTAATTGATATTTATATTTATATTGTTCATCTATACTAATATTATTAGTATAAAATTCATTGAAATTTGGTATTTTTTTATTTATATCATTTATATCTATTTGTGCTATTTTTGTAATATTAAAATCACAGATATCTTTATTTTTTAATCCCCATTGACATATATCAATTCTTTCATTTAATAATGGATCACGATTTCCTGTTGTTGTTCCAGCAAAAACAATTTTATTTATTTTATCATTCCAATTAATTGTATCATTTATTTGATTTAACATATTTCCCCAATTACAAACAAAATAAGGATCAACAATTAATATTGGATCAGAATCATTTTTAAATTTAGAAAAACATAAAACATTTTCATAGTTTTTGTTATTATTTAGATATGTATATGAGTCATGTAACTCAATATTATAATATCCTGAAATATTTATATCTTTATCTATAAATGGAAATATATCTTCTGTAAAATATTGTTCATATAATGACATTCTAGGAGCATTATCATGAAATTCATAATTATATGATTTCATAATATATTTTCCAATTTGAGATTTTTCAATTTTAAAATAAGGAATTGTTGTATTAATATCTTCTAATCGTTTAGGGTAACATTTCCTAGAATTAACCTGAGCAAGATAAATAATATTATCATATAAATCCATTAGAAATATAATTATAATATTAATATTAATATTATAAACTTAAATATATTATAATTTATATTAAATTATATTTAAAATAAATAAATATAAAAATGAATACGACAAAAAAGATTACAAAACAAAATATAAAAAAAAATAAAAGTAAAAAAAGTCTAGTAGTTGAACAAACTTTAGCACAAGATATGATAGTTAGATCTATTAAAATAATATATATTGGATATGTTACAGTAATATATTTCGTAATATCATTTCATTTATCGATATTCTTTGATAAAGTAATATTTGGAAAATTCGATCCAGAAAAATATGATAAAAAAAATACAATAATAATATTATTAGAATTAATTTTGCATTTATTTTTTATACTTGTATTAACATATATACTAAGAAATTTAGTAGAATTAATTCCATTTCCATTAAATAATTTAAATGGATTTCAAATACAAAAAGTAAAAGAATTAACAAGTGGTGCTATATTTTTTGTTATATTTATATGGAATCAACATTATTTTATGGAGAAACTTAAATATTTATATAATCGATACAAATGGTAAAATATATTAGATCAAAAGAATTTATTTTTAATACTAATAATAATACAAAAAAATATTATTAT